TATTGATAATATAATCAATAGACCCAATGCGGCCAGCAAGCACGGACGAAATAGGCGCAGTAAGGTCATGAGTGTAGACATAGGTTCTAGCCTTCCATTCTGGATGTTCACGAAAGATTTCGGTGATACGATCCGTCCAGCCTTTATGGCGGAACGAGTCCAGGGCCACAACCTCCCAGTCCGTTTTCTTCATAAGGTGAGCTAGGACGTGGGCGCCAATGGAGCCACCAGCACCGGTCAAGAGAACTCGTCGCATCATACCCTCCTAGTAGTTCGTCAGCATGGTGGCATTATGGCCGGCAAGATACCAGCGGATTGGCAGAACATCTTTCTCTTCAACACGGGCCCAATTGTTTACGTCCCACAGAACGTGTCCGGTTGTCACAAGATGCTTTAGGATCTCTTTCTTGACTTCGAAATTCAAATTCTCGACCTGGTTAGCGGGGCATACAAACATTGACCCGAGAAAGCGCCAGCACGGGTCGTTCTCGGGCACGGGACCCTTGCCCCAAAGCCCAGGGAACGCAAGATCGTTCAGGCGAACCCGCTTAAAGAAATCCGACACGAGCTCTTCGGTGAAACCTTCCTGGTGGAAAATCCCATAATCCATCCACACATAAACATCGGCCGCGGGATCCTTCTCAAACGCTTGGGAGAGCCATTCTGTCTTCTGGGCCAATACAGTCATGTAGTCAACCGTATCTTTGGCCGGATTGCCCTGTGCCGACAACGGCACAGTAACGGCGCCGCCGATTAAATTGTCGCAAATATGCGGATAAAGCCAGCAGCTCTGCACGGACATTTCCTCGAACACCGTCTTAGGAATATCCTGTGTCGCCGCGAACAACCGCTTGCCATAGGCTCGAAAGTCATCGGGCGACCGATAAAAATCCGCGCTGGGAAGGCGCACGTGTCCAGTTACGAGGCGTATGTTCATAGCATTTTCCTAAACAACAGGTTCATAAAGGTGTACTCCAAGCCGGCCCAAGCGATGATTTTTTCATCACACTTCGTATTCACGATCTCACTATCCACCAGTAGCCCACAATCTGCCGCATCGTCAAGTATGTCCATCACGTTTTTAGTTGAGAAGATGTGGATCGGGGCATCATGGGTTCGTAGACCGGTAGTATCAAGATGGTCAGACCAAAAATCAAACGAAACGAACAAGTGGCCACCCGGCTTCAAGATGCGCGCCATTTCAACCAGAAAGGCGGGCACGTAAACCCCATGCTCGATCACGCTTAGACAGGAAATGAACTGGAACGTGTCATCCGGGAAGATCGTATTTGTGATATCGCCATATCCGTAGCGTATCCCACTCGCTATGTGTGCAGTAAAATCGTCGTTCCGGTCAAGATTGATAGCGACCAGATTGGTGTACCCTAGTTTCTTGAGCCCAGGGAGATACGCTGACTCATCGCCGGCGCCGGCATCGAGAACCGGATCAGACGGTAAAAGCTGGGTATAGGTGTGATACACAGCAAGAAAATTGTCCCAATTTTTATTATGGTCTGGATGGAGGGGAAGCCCTCTATCGAGCAACGCGCGCACAGCAAACTGCACATCACGAACAGACCGAAGAGCCGTGTTCGTATTCGAAAGTATCCAAGAGATGGGATTGATCATACTAAGCCCCCGAGTAGGTGTGATACATCATACCAATCGATTGTGGCAAGCCACGCCTCACAATCCCGGATCCCGTAAGAAATTACAAGTCTCTTATGATTAGAGTGCCAAGCCAGACCAGCGGCAAACTCGATCTGCCGATCATGGAACAGAAACGCGGGACTGATCTGTCGCAATACGCCGGCCGTATCCCACCACACGAACCTGTGCTGATAATACCGCTTGCCGCCCGGCATAACGCGAGCCTCATGCACAAGTGCAATCCAGCCGCCTTTGAACGGGATCACCTGGGAGCCGCCGCTTAAGCGCTCAACCGCGTATGGCACGGGAACGCGCGGCGGTCGAACACCTTCGCTATCGATCGTTTCGCCTAACCGATATATCCACTTCAACCGGTCGCCCTCAGGCCACGGCATCCAGTTCTTTTCGTGCGCCCTCGGTTGGGACTGTATAACGTGCCACTGGGCCAGTCTGTAACCCGTAGTATGGGGCTCAACTCGGGCTAGTGTCTGTTCACACCATCCTTCTGCATTTAATTCCCGAACAGTCGATGATGTCCACATTTCTCCCTGCCACTCGAACAGGCGCATGTCTTCAAACCCTACCACTAAATTATACATAGGCGCAGGTAAATCGCCAGGCGGTAAAATTTCTATCGCCGTATTAACCCGTAAATCGTCCGTAAGCGCCACTAAATAGTTGCGCGTATGAATGGGATTGGTGCCATTTGCTTCACCGTTGGTACCCTTAATGAGGTATCGGCCAGCTTCATCCATCGTGTAATTGACTGACCGGACAATTACGTACAGTCTGTCCCTGATCGTTGCAATCGACGGGTTCATCGCAATGTACCCGTCCTTCGGCGTAAAATCAATACGCTTCGGCGTGAACGAGGAGCACAATTCTTTCAACGGCTGGATATAGTGGAACAGGTTGCTGCGCGCTAGTTCACGAGATCCCTCAGTAGCCCGTAGATCGATCGCAAGATCGCTACACATATGGTAGCCCTGTTTACGGTAGATAGGATTATAGAACGCACAGATCGCAAACTCCTCACGCAATCCAGTATGATAGACATGATCGGTAACAAACAAACTATCAGACGGGTAAGGGATCTTCATCCCCTCTACTGAAAAGAGCAAGCTAGTTTTTTGCTCGCCTATCTCACGGTAGTATTTGGCTAAGTCATAGAGGGTTTCTGCGCGCGTCGGACGAAAGTTATATGCCACGAGCAGTTCTCGCACGAACCCATCTTTATCACCTAGGGCATTCAGGCAATGGGCATAATTCATGCGAGCGCTCCAGACTTCCTCGTCCCACCCGCCGGCATCGGCCCGGCGCTGATACATGCTCGCTGCAAGTTCCATCTGCCCTGCGTCCCGGTAGGACTGGGCTAAATAGTACATATAACGGCTATTGGTGGGCTCTTTCTTTAGAGCTGCACGAAGAAGCTTGATATCGCGCCGGAACTTGTCCTTTCGATTGGTACCGTCGGCATGATCGACGAAGAAAACTCCAGGCAGGTGCTCCGCGCCACCCACATCAAGATACTCATGGGTCACGCCAATGTACAGACCTGTCTGGTCCCGACGCACAAGGCGGGTATTGAAATAGGAGGTGCCGCCGGCTTTCTGGATGACGTTGTAGGCAGGTGCGGTTAGCTTGTCACGAAACTGCTTGTCTATGACTTCCAGTACCATATCAGCATCAAGAAGGAAGAGATAGTCAAAAGACCAAGGAGAAGTCCGCGCAGCTTCAAGCCCAGCGTTGCGTGCTTGTTCGAAGTTAACGAACTGTACGTCCGTGATCGTACCGGCGATTGATTTCGCGGCGAAGAACGCTTCGATTGTTGCTTTGGTAGCATCTGTTGACCCCGTGTCTACTATCGCATAACAGTCGATATAGGGTGCCACGCTCGCGAGGCACCGAACGATTTTGTCCGCTTCATTACGGACTATCATGTTTAATAGCAACTTAGCCACTATGGGCCTCCAAATACTCTGCTAACCTTCGCAGGTTTTGGATATCTTGTCGAGTGCCTTTCTTAGCAGAATGGTTACAATGCAAGCAGAGAATACCGCGTATGTTATCCTTTGTACATGGGAGTGGCCCACCATGATCGGTGTGCCACCCCATTTTACTGCCCGGCTTATCGGTCCCACACACAGCACACCGATATCCTTGAGAAGCAAAAAGTACGTCCCATTCAACCGGAGTAATCCCATATTTTTTGAAGCGGTGGTGACCGCGCATATACGTTTGCGTATGCTCCAAGTTGGCATCGCGCCATTTCTTAGAACTTGCTCGTGCAGCAGCTACGCGATCTTCACACGAATAAAAAGCCATGGGGAATGGCTTACCCGATCCGAATTAGGGTGTCAAGTCCTAGCCGTGGCTGATTTTCAATGGACCGACGCCACCGGTTTGACTGCCCACGCCAGTGGCATAGAACGTGCCAGTTATGCCAGTTGGACCAGCAACACCGCGGCCTGTGGGACCCGAAAGGAAGTAGGTCGAAAGGACGGTCTGACCAGCATTGAAGACAGCACCCTCAATATGCGGATCCCCAATTGGCGCAACGAAATAGGAACCAGTTGTCCCAACTGGACCCGGCAAGCCAGGGAGCCCAAGAGGACCAGTTATTCCGGTTGCACCAGCCGGGCCCGAGGGGCCGACCGCGCCGGCCGGACTAATACGAACCGGCCCAGTGGGCCCTGTTGCACCAGTTAGGCCGCCAGCACCGATAAACGTGGGACCCTGCGAACCTGCGGGGCCAATGGATGACCCGAACGGACCTTGCGCGCCAGTGACGCCAGGGCCAGTGGCGCCTGTGGCGCCTGTGGCGCCCTGTGGGCCTTGAAGACCCGGAAGGCCCGGATCACCTGTCCGGCCAACCGGGCCAACAAGAACATCGGCCGGGGGACCAGTGAGTTGCGGGCTCGCACCTGTTGGACCAGTAACCCCACCCAGCAGATCGGTGGGGCCCGTGGGGCCAGCGGTACCGAGTGGCCCGCTGATATTACCAGCGTTAATCCGGTCAACCACCCGCTTAAGAATGCTCGGAATACGCTCATCATCGTAGGTAGATGGGCGATCCGGATCAGGCTTAATCGAAGCCATTGGAAATCCCTCTCGTTATTACGTACCTGGCCCTGCCGAAACAGTCAGCACACCAGCATTGAGCCAGACGGCGCCGGTAAGACCGGGGCTCGTGGTCTGCGGAATGAAGAGGTAGGACGGCGCAGGACCGGTTGCACCGGTGGCGCCTTGTCCACCAGTTGGACCTTGCCCAACCGGCCCTGTAGCGCCAGTGGGACCTTGTGCGCCGGTGGCCCCAGTATTACCGATGGGACCAGCCGGACCCACAGCACCTGTACTGCCACCAGTTGGACCCTGGATACCGGTGACGCCAGGAGACGCGCCAGTGGTACCAGCGGGGCCAGTTGAACCCGCGGGGCCAGCCACAGCGGTCGGGCCGACGACACCAGCAGGACCGGTAGGACCCGTATTGCCTACGTTACCAGGAGCACCTTGTGAACCTTGAGCACCAACCGCGGGGCCAGTCGGACCCGTTGGACCCGTATTGCCGGCAGGGCCAACCGGGCCCGTAGTGCCACCAGTTGGACCCGTTGGCCCTAGACCACCAGTTGGACCACCAATGCCACCGGCATTAACTGCGTCCACTACCTCTTTTAGGACCTCACCAATTCGGTTTCGGTCATAATCTTTGCTTGAGAGAATAGCCATGGTCCAGATCCCTTCACAGGAGAATTCTAGTCATTGATACCGTGAGTGTCTAAATATTTGATTAACGCCCTTAAATGAGCGGGGCGGTCCTTAACTTGCCCAAGGGCCACATTACATGGCTGGCAGATAATCCCCCGAACTACGTTAGAGGTATGGTCATGATCCACAACAAAACCCCACGTATTTCCCGGTTCAAGACTCCCGCAACAGGCACATTTATTATCCTGGGCACTAAACAATATGTTCCGTTCCTCAATTGTTATGTCATAATTTCCAACGTAGTGGCGCTTCCGGGCGTTAAAATTGATTGTGTCGCGGCCCTTTTCGACCTGGCATAACGTTGGTTTGCCGTTAACGCTCGCTCTTCTTTTGTCCACCGCTTCATCCAACACCACCTTTAACAGGCATAGCATTAGGACCGGGTTGATTGCCAACGACCGCGGTCTGTGGGCCCATCGATTGCGAGGTCTTACTGGCCTGATTTCCCTGGCCTTGAGCAGCCAAGTGGGAAAGATCGCCGGTCGGTGGCGCACCGCCGGGGGGAGCACCACCTGGCGGTGTTCCAATATGCACTGGGGGTCCCTCAGGCAGTCGGGCACGGGTCGCCAAGACACCGGCAGTGAGCTCCGTGGCGATCCGTTGAACACCAGCCTCGACACCCTTCTGAATGCCTTCTTCGACCTTCTGCTCAAGCGCCGCCTGATTACCTTGCGCCTGGGCATTCTTTTCATCACTAACCATTTTGTCGATATCTTGCTCATCGGGGACGATCTCTTCACCATCCAGGCCGACATTACTCGACACAGAGCGGAGAAGATTGGCACGGCCCTTGATCCCCATGATCTTTTGGTCAACCGGGTTCATGGTATGCTGCAGGAGTTCAATCTGGCGCTGGCGCTGGGTTTCGCGCTGGATTGCAACGTTGACACCCTGGACACTGACCTCTTCTTCGCCGGTCAATAAACCCGAAGTATCAGTCAACAAAATCATATCAACCAATTGAAGCAATGAGTCTTCCACGACGTCACCGTCAATATTTGCACTGACCGTCTGCAATATCTTGGAAGCATTGCCCATCAGCATCGCCAGCCCGGAGGCCGTCCGGCCAGCTCCACCGCCCGCCTGTCCACCGACATATTTCGGTATCGCTGACACATCGTCCGCAATATCGACAAACTTTTGGAAGACCTCGATCAACGACTGGGCGTTCGAAGTCGGCATGAAGAACTTGATCGGATCCCCGACGTTGCTCCCCATCGGGTTGTCTACTACGTGCCATCGTTTCCATGCGTATAACTCCTCACCGTTTTCTTCCGGAGCCAGGCGGCTGTCGTTAACCACCACTTGCGGGCCCGAGGCAATCGACATGTTATTAACCAACGCACGAAGGGCGGCATTAGCCACTTCCTGAATGTCAGCGAGAAGATCGGATAACCCGTTGCCGATCGATGTCCCGGGAACTTTTTCGAAGGAAGTAATGAAATAAGGATGACGCTGCCGGGGGCTAGGGGAAAGATGCGCTTTAATGACGTGTGATCCGATAACCCATGCCTGGATATTATAATCTCGTAGCTCGTCAGGCACTCCGAGTCCGTACTCTTGAAGTACTCTTCCTTGAACATTCCCATTGAACTCCATCATGCTGATTAGACCCGACCGGTTCCACATCGGATTTTCGCGGCTCTCTAGTACCGCTCGTTCGGCGTCGGTCGTATCCCAGTTGTCATATAGACCGCCGCGGCCATATTCATCGAGTACAAGCCGGACCTCGTCGTGATTGTAGCCAGGCAGATCCAGCAGATCATTAATTTCAGCGCGCGTCAGGCGCAGCTTTTCGATCATATTTGCGTTTGCAATATCGGAGACACCGGGAGTCCACCACAGGTCGAAGGGGGACACACGGTTCCATGTCATCATCGGAGTTTGCTGGACAGTGGGTTGACCGCCACCATCCGGCCAGGTCACCTTAGGCATAACCTTAACGACGGGCCCCTTGATACAAGCGAACACGAAAATAGGCAGGTCAACCAAAAACTCGGCCAGAGCGTGGTACCAACCGCCATCCCGCAGGAGCTGTTCTATCTTGTCTTCGGAGTCCCGGGCCTGCTGGCCGGCTTTCTTTTTCGCGGCCTCTTTGGCGCTTTCCAAAAGAGCGGTCTTGCGTTCCTGGATCTGGTCTGGCGGCGGCGGTTTCCCACCTTGCCCCATTTGTTGTTCAGATTGGATCAATTGGTCGATACTGGATAGGATCTGAGGCGGAATCTTCGGATCTTTTGGGGGGCGAAGGCCCCAGGGCTGATCCTGGCCCAGGTAGATATCCCGCAGCAAAGAGCTCGCCGCGCGGCACTTTTGAGCCGTAATACGGGCATATACAGCAGACCCGCCAAATTTCTTGATTTCTGCGAGTTTTGACGGACTGTACTGGCCATTGAACACCCGCAAGGCCTCAATCAGCCGATTTGACCAGCCGCCCTGGGTGTTTCTGTGGTTACGGAAGATCTCGTATTGACCTCTAATATAACTGGCCAAAGAAGAAATATCAGGCACCGGCGGGGCGTTCGCCGCAGCCTTGGCCGTTGCCTGCTGCTGGAGCTGCTGTTCAAGAGCGGCCGGTGGGATGACCTGGAGTACGCCTTGAGAACCTAGGGAGTCGGCCATGCTGCCTCGACTGAAAACGGTGCTTGACAACCCTACTGGCATTAGGCTAAGGCTTTATTAACGTATATCATCGATGATCAGGCCATGGCAAAGAAGTTGAAGGTGCTGCCCGTAACCGTAGCTCTACCGTTACCGGCCAACATACCTGTGGTCATTGAGGGGCTTTCCATCACCCCGATCCGCCTTGCTATGCTGGCGAATGAAATCGCCATGGATATGAAAGAGCTGGCTGACATCCTAAAGCTATACAAATTGAGTGAAAGTGACTACCTAAAGATATCCAAAATTCCCTTCTTTACAAACGCCTTAGAAACTGCTACCATTGAATGGCAAAGTCCCCTTGGCACTCATGCCCGGATCCGGATCGAATCTGCGGCCATCCTCGAGGAAGCGCTCCCTGGACTAAGCGCCCGTATGAAGAGCAAAGATGAGGCCTTTCCAGCCGCCATAGAAGCTGGTAAGCTATTCGCCAAGATCGCCGGCCTAGGTGAACCTGATAAAGCAGGCGCATCATCTGGCGAAAAGTTCACTATAAATATTGATCTGGGCCAAGACAAGAAGCTGACCTACGAGAAGGACGTGTCTCCCATCATCCCCGTCATTGAACAGGACCCCGAACAATGAGTGCTCCCCGCGTAGCCTTTTTCGATGTTGAAAATGCACCAAGCCTCGGATATTTTTGGGGGCACCTCTGGGAAACCAGTATCATCGGTGTAACCAATCCCTGGTACATGCTTTCATTCTCGTACCGCTGGCAGGGGGAAAAGAAAATTCATTGCCACGCACTTCCTGACTATCCGCTGTACAAGAAAGACAAAGAAAATGATAAGCACCTTATCGAGGACCTGCACGACCTCTTTGACGAGGCAGATGTGCTTATTGCACATAACGGGGACCGATTTGATATCCGTAAGGCCAATGCCCGTTTCATCATGCAGGGATTACGACCACCCGCGCCATACAAGTCAATCGACACCCTCAAAGCCGCAAGACGGTTCTTTCATTTCCAGAGCAACAAACTTGACGATTTGGGACAATACCTCGGCGTAGGGCGCAAGTTGCCACATACTGGGTTCGATCTATGGAAGCGCTGTATGGTGGGTGATAAGGGCGCTTGGAAAACAATGCGTGACTATAATATGCATGATGTAGAGCTGCTCGAGCGCGTCTATGAAAAACTGAAACCATATATCAGCAACCACCCCGATTTAACGATCTACACAGACTCTGTTGGCTGTCCAACATGCCGATCGACCAAAGTACAGCGCCGGGGGTTCCTGGTAAGCCGGAAGCGCAAGTATCGCCGGTACCATTGTCAAAGCTGCGGATCCTGGTTCCAAGGCGCCGTGATTAAGGTAGGAGAAGATGGCAGGCATTGAGTTCAAAGCACCACCAACCTGTGCAACCTTTCAAAAGTCAGAAGCGTTCGGCCGGGTCATAGCAGGCCCGGTCGGCTCTGGTAAGACGACGTCTTGCATCATGGAGCTGTTTCGCCGGGCTCTCGAACAGAAGCCGGGCATAGATGGTATCCGGCATACGCGCTTTGCAATCGTCCGGCAGACATTGAAGCAGCTGAAAGACACGGTCCTGAAAGACGTACAAGGGCGCCTCGGGCAGGTGGGCCATTGGATGGTCAGTAATAACACGTTCTATGTAGAATTTGGTGACGTGCAATCAGAGTGGATGTTTGTCCCCCTGGAGAATTCCGAAGACCAGGCGCGCCTGCTATCCATGCAATTGACGGGTGCCTTCCTTTCCGAGTGCATCGAAATGGATTTCGACATCATAGGGCCCGTAAGCGGTCGTATCGGTCGTTATCCCGCTGGTGATCAGGGAAACTGCACATGGTACGGGATCATCGCAGATACCAACATGCCAACGGAAATGACCCCCTGGCACCAGTTCATGACAAACCCGCCGCTCGACTGGCAGGTCTTCTTTCAACCATCCGGCCTCGCACCCGATGCAGAGAACCTAAACTATTTATTGCAGACCGATGAAACGAGGGCATTGAAATTTAATGACCCGGTGCGAGTCGCGCAAGGCCGAAAATACTACGAACGCTTCGTGTCGATGTACGGGGAGAACAGTGACTGGGTCAAGAGATACGTCTATGCCCAGTTCGGCGACGACCCCTCAGGCATGGCGGTCTTCCGTGAAACATTCCGTAGTGACTTCCATGTCACGCCCGATACGCTACCGATACCAGGTTACCCGCTAATCATCGGTCAAGATTTTGGCCGCAACCCGTGGTCGCTCATCTGCCAATCTGATCATATGGGAAGGCTGTTAGTCCATGAAGAAGTACCCGCCACCAACATGGGGTTGGAAAAGCACGTCCAGGAAAATCTTCGTCCTCGTTTGCTTAGTGATAAGTATTTGGGGTATCGCGTTGCCATTGTCGGTGATCCGTCTGGCGTCAACAAAGGCACAACTACGGAAGAGTCCTGTTTTGAATTGCTTAAACGCTTGGGTATACCGGCGTTTCCGGCGATCACGAATGACACCGAACCGCGGCTCCGGGCAGTCGAGGCCTTGCTTGGCCGGCAGACGCAGGGGAAGGCATCCCTATTGATCAGCGCTGCGGGCTGCCCAAAGCTTATACGCGGGCTGGGCGGCGGTTATCGCTTCACCAAGACAAAGGACGGCAAGACAAAGACGGCGCCCGACAAGAACGACAAAGAAGGGTTCTCGCACGTTCAAGATTGCCTGCAGTACGTATGCCTGGTGGTGAACGGGGGCCTGGTGCCAGTGATCTCACGGATGCTGTACCCGCGCCCAAAGAAGGTGCGACAGCCGTTTACTTCAGAAGCTTGGACATAACCTGGTCCACGGTTTCCTGCACACCGTGCATGCCGCCCCCGGTCATAATCGTTGCCCGTACTGTTCGCTCCATACCGATCGGCCGCGATACCGAAATAACGGAGCCGGCGGATATATAAACCGGATGCCCCTCAGGATCAGTAAACGTGAGTAGGTCAGTAGCCATAGAAGTCTTTCACAACTTTCTCGTGCTTGATCCAATCAGTATCAGGCTCCCGCAAGAGCGCATGAAGAACACGGTGACGGGCAATAGCCCAAGCCCGCATGATGTGCCAAATTCCTTGTGGTGACATGTTAACCCTTCTTTCCAGTTCTACGCTGCGCAAGCAGTCGCCGTTTAAAGTCCAACCTTGATACCTTGCGCCCGTTGAGCATACGCGCCTGAGTGCGCCGCCGCTTGGCAGTGGCCGTAACCGTCATAACGGAAACCCCGCTAGGAACCCCATGATCAACAAAAGAATGATCAGCGGGAGCATGATAAAGATCGACTCGATGAAAGTGGGTTCTTCTTTCATTTCTTCCCCAGTGAGACGCGCAGCGTACAACCCCTTCGGGAGCAATGATGGAAGTGTTGCCGGTTGGAGTGGTGCAGGTGGGTCACAAACCAGCCAATACAAAAGGCAAGAAGGAGAGCGATGTGCCATCCCACTAATTCAATTCCACTTTCATGGCCTACGAAAAATTCTTTCATCGCTTTCGTGCCTTTGCTGCCTTAGGCGCGTTTGCGGCGTCAATAATAGCCCGGGCTTCCATGCGCGCATTAGCAAGAACCTGTTCAGCCGCGGCAAGGGCGGGCGCGACATCTATTCGATTTGCCGGATGAGCAACCAACTCAAGAGCCTCCAAGCGAGCCATCTCAATCTTTAACTTGGCCAGCTGCCGCAGACGATGAGAACCACGCCACCGTTGAACCGGCCCGCATTCCCAAAGCTGTACGCTATACCAGACTATGGCGAGAATAATTGCAATTGTAGGAAACCACCCAACGACCACGCCGACTATGGTAACCGGGGACAGAATGTTCCCGATCCACGCTGGAATACTTAATTCAGTCATATCCGCCACGCTACCATTTGCCATCTTAGCGTCCATAGCTAAAAAACAATCCCACCACCCACCTGACCAACCGTTATGTTCGGGTCGGCCCCCTAACCTACGCTAGGTGAAAACGGTTACCGATCCGTTAATACCCTAGCTAGTCTTTGATCATGAACCATTTAGCTGATCTTATCCGTGGAGAGGGGGCACTGGGAGACTAACCGGGACTTATTTAGCAGCCCAATCCGTTCTGCCTCACAAACAGCCAATAGCTCTATGTCGGCCTCGGTAAGCTTTTCCGGGGTCAATTTTTGCGTCTTGTGGAGCTCGATTACCCTATTGATAAGATGCAGGCGACCCATATTGGTATGCAGCCCCAGCCCGGACGCCGTCAGCAGAATAAATGGATCGCGCTGAATCTTCCGATCAAACCCGTCGACAATCGCAAGCATGGCGGCAGTTTGAAGCCGGTCTACCGTGCCTACACTGGCGGGGACATCAAGGGCCGCGAGAATATTCTGTTCGTTCAAAAATGGATCAGCCATTATCCCCCTCCTGGGCATTGAGGCGGCCAATAAACTGTTCGAGCAGTAAATTGGCCTTCTTACGCATGTCCAGGGTCATGTAATAGCCAGATGCCCATTGCGTCTCTATCTCGAGCCCAAAGGGCACGAGGCGCTGACGTAGATGGCAGATAACCACGTCGACCATCTTCGGGTCAGTTTCTTCCTTGTTCGGCTTGCGCCGGCTTTCGATGACTTGATGCAGGGTTTCCTTTATGACCTCGGTGCGCTTGATTAACACCGAAAACAGGGCAGCCTGTAACTTTGTCACCTTGAACAGCCGGGAGATATTGAAGATGATCTTCTCATCGTCCAACCGCAGGGGGCCAACCCGATCGGGTAAGCGGTTGCCACGGCCGACACCGACGGGCCAGTCATCCCGCGGCATACCAACGATTTGGCCGAGATCCGTGGCCGTATGAATAATGTCCCGTATAACCTCGGAAGAGAGCTTCGTGGCCCGGGCGATCGCCCGAACGGGGATCCCTTCATCCGCGAGACGTACGACCGTATTCATGGTAAGGGCATCAACCGGTTCGTCAGAAGCCGGAATAGATGGGGTGGTCATTCAACCGTCCTTTGCTAGAGGCTTCCACCGTAAACCTTTTCGGGTTAAAAATTAGTTAAGAACGGATTACCACAAAATACGCTAGCGCGTATATCCGACGCATATACGCTATCGCGTATCAGAAAGGCGGTGACGGATACGAACGCGGCGGATGCTCATCCGCTTCATTGAACCACGGCTTATCCGCGGGACGAACGGGACCCGTTGTACCGGTTACCCCATAAGGACCGGTTCGACCATCGGGCCGGTTATATGGCCCAGTTCGACCATAGGGCCCAGTATAACCATCGGGTCCTGGATGCTCGTGTGGACCCGCAAGCGGTGGCTCGTCGTGCAGATGTGACGCGAGCCGTTTGTCGTCTTTGGCATTCTGTTCAGGCTTTAGTGCCATAATAGCCTCCTAAGAGTTGTAGGTCCGACAGGGCACCCCCCATCGACAAGCCGCGCGAGCGGCGCCGGATGACCCCGCCGAACCCGCTTTAACACTCTCACAGATACATTACCAAAGAATGAAGGGGCTGGCAAGTGTGCCAACCCCCTTGGTTTCGACTGATGGGCGATCCGCTACTTATTGGCATTTTCGCGCAAGTTCACGGGCCGGTAGCTCCAGTCGTACCAGTGGATGTCGCCACAGTAACCGCCGGCGGGGCCACCTTGTTCGCCTCGGCCACCAGGGCCGCGGTAACATCATCAACAGCAGTCTGCGCGGCAGCCAGAGCTGCCGGGTCGTTAGCCGCAATGGCAGCCGCTAATTGGGCGGATACCGCAGCGAGCTGCGTAGTGGCCGCAGTAGATGCGGCAAGCAGCACGTCGACGTCAGCAACCAGCTGAACCTCGGCCGCTGTCAGTTTCGAGACATCAATAGCCATGGCAGTAACCCTCCTGTGGATTTGACCTAACACGTCCATGATACGGTCGAAGTGATGCTCAGTAAAGTCAAACATGTCCCTCTCCCGCATCGGTGAGTATGGACCATATACCCGATAGATTAAGAAATCATGTAAGAAAGTCGGTAGGCCTGGCGGTCGAGGAACGGAACTCATACCGCAGTTGATGCCCGACTATCTCCCAGCGCAGGACCGGGGTGCGGCCCCTGACTTCTGGCGACATATCGAAATGATCCGCCCTTAACCCATGTTTATCGGCATAGGCGTGCAGGGCTTGACGCAGAACGCTCTCGAGATCTTCAATCATGGCAGATTCTCCAATAATTCGTGCAACAACCCCATTACCTGGAGCCGGCTTAACCGGGCCACATAGAACGGATACTGCTCTGTGCCGTCCGGTGCGAATTCAACTGTAGCCACAATGGCGGCTTGAGGATGAATATGACCCGCTTCGATCTGATGCACCAAATCCTTTAACATAGCCAGGGGGCTATCGTCAAGTGGTGGCCCGGACCCTACTGCATTAACGGCATCGCGCGTCATGTCCCCTGGCACCGCGAGCTGCTTGAGCCGCGGCTTACTGTTAAGATATGACCGGAGCTCTAGCAGTTCCTCATCGGTTAAGTGATAGCGCTTGATCCTGTCCCCGGCCGGCGCGGGATCACCCGGCAGACGAATCTTAAGCGGCGGCGGGCGCTTGCCAAACGGGATAACGTTGTCGCCGCCCTTATTGGGGCCGTCACCGCCAAAAAAATCAGGCGGAAGCGGTAGCTCCGGTGGTTCCTTGGACTTTGCCATAGTGTTTACCTACCTTCTCTTTCATACCTTTGAACCACTGCCAGACCAGACGCGAGCCGGCCGTGATCTTCGACGGATGACCGGTCCTAAACGCCGCGGCATGGGGCCGGTGTTTATTTACGTGCGTGTACAGCCGGACGGTGACCGCTTTCCCGCCTTTATGCTGGATCTGCCCCTCTTGGAGCTTTACCAGCTGGCATTGACGTCGCATTTTGTAACCTTCCTGTGACGCTAGGGGGCCTTAGTGTAAAATGGTCGGGGTCCTAGGATTTAAACCTAGAACCTTCCGGTCCCAGGCCGGATGCTCTATCTGGTTGAGCTAGACCCCGGATACCTTTCGTTTTATGTGTCCTCGAGCTCCTTGATCAGCTGGGTCGTTTTGATCTGGATCGCGGCATCCGTCGACCATTTATCTATTTCCTCGGCGGTCATATCCTCCTTAACCGACACCCAGACGTATTTCTCCTTGCTCCCCGGATAAGTAAAGCACATGCTGAACCACAGCGTATCGTCCCCGGGCATAGTGGAGAGCCGGCCTGGCCCCGTGGTATAATACGAAGGCAATTTCTGGTCGATCTCTGCCTGCATGATTTCGGGGGTTATTTTCATCGCGGCGCGCCGTCCGGATGGCGGGTTATAGCCACATTGATCCACATAGCCAAACTCCGAAGCGAGCGAATAATGTAGGTCTTATCTGGGCCATTGGGCAGGTTATTCTCGAGCTTGCCGGCATAATCCGCCGTGGCCTTGCGCAGATGGGCCATTTGCTGGAGTTGGGTATCCGAGGGTTTCAGATAGTCAAATGTCGACGGGGATAAGCTCATGTTGGCCTCACCACTATCAGTTTGGCACCCAGCCGGGTGCAAGGTAGATACTTATCAATGGTCATTTTCCACGTAAGCGCTCCGGAGGCCCCTATTTCATAGGCCATTTCTCGCACGACCTGCTGTTTTACATAGTTCATATAGATGTCCGGGGGCGCATTGAGATATTTAACCTCGTCGTTAATGGCCGCTGTTGACTGCAGCACCTGGATCCGGGCCTTTGCGATAACCTCAAATCCGGCCTCCCGGCAAATCTCTTTTGCCGTTTGGAGCCGGGACGCGCCATGGGGAAGCCCCGTCACTTTGTGAGAAATAGGCCCGGAGAACCCGTGCTGGGCCTCGGTGAACTCGACCACATCTTTCGCGGTTGGCATAATGTCACCTGCAGGCGACGTTTGCCGCTATTTCCGCGTCGGTGCAGTTCAGTTTACCCCGCGGGCCGTTGTTGATGCCGCTAAAATAGAGGCCCACCCCGATCATGATCAGGAGGATCAGGATCAGCAGTCCAGTGTAACTCTTGGGCTTTTTTGGCAGTTTCGTGGCCATGCGGAATTTCGCGGGGCTAGACTTGGTGTTAAACCTAGGATATTTTCGCTTCGTCATCTGCTAACTCCTTGATACTGCTGGTGGTATACCCTCTAATTTTAGTAATGGCCACGTCGAGCCAGTCGTCCATATCCTTGCCCGATATTTTGCTCACAAAATAAATATAGTGGGCGTGGGGGTCGAACCCGGTCACTATCAGCATCTTAAAGACCTTTTCTGTGCCCTTGCTGGTGTGAATGAGCTGCAGCATCGGGTTCCGGCACGAATAGGCAGCGCCCAGCTTTGTCTGTACAACCATGCCAATATCGGTGGCCGTGAGATCGTCGTACTTTGCCATGGTAGGACCTTTTTACCTTGCCACGGGGGGTGGGTTGTCAAGTGGTGTGGGCGCGCCGGGCCCGCCTGGCCACGCTCCCATAGCCGGGTTATTTTTTGCCTGGCGTCTTTTGTTAATTTGGGCACATGTAAGACACTCCGCATGGGCAGCATTACGGGGGGACACATGCCCATACGGACAAGGTATTCCAGTGAAATACCTGGTTAGTCCCAAGGCTTTAGCTTCTTTTGGAGTTTTTGGTAATTTTTCCATGGCGACCTTGTTACCATATGTGCCCCAGGTAGTCAAGTGGAGGGGGGGTTAGGATTAAAATCCTTTTTACTTTATTTTTGGGCTATATATACCAGACTGCATCTATTGATAGGCGCGCCGGGCCCGCCTGGCCACGCTCCCCCCCGGTAAGGTAATAGGGTGACAAGGTGTTAACCATACCTGCCCACATATGGTAAATAAAAACAGCAAAATTAAAATGTGTAATGATATCATAATGTTACAATGCATATATGGCTTGCGTACCATGTCCCGGAGCGGCTAATCATGGTAGCAAGGTGTAACCTTGCAACCCTAGCGTGTTGTAAGGGGCAATATGCATGGTAGCAAGGTGGAACCTTGCAACCCTAGCGTGTTGTAAGGGGCAATATGGAACTTTTACACCTTAATATGCGGCGGAAAGGCCTTTAATATGCATGGGAAATTATTTAATTAGTGTAATGATTACAAGGTGTTAGGTCTTAATATGTATATATGCACGCGAAAAAACAGTTTTCTATAGAATAATTCCCACCCCCACCCCTGAAACCTTTTTGCCCGGAAGGCCTCGGCATATATGTGGCGAAAGCAAGCCGGGCTCTTATCTTATTTCTAGTAAATAGTGTATATTATCATAATTACCCGCATACATTGCTGTACCTGGGGATAATCTCATAGAACGCTATTTGAAGCCGTGCATATATACATATTATCGATTAACCTGTTGATATCATAGGGGAAAGATAATAATTTCGTAAACATATTAAAGGCCTTTTCGCCGCATATTATACATTATCAAGGTGGCAAAGTAACACGTTTACAACCCTAGGGCGCCTTTTGCTCCTTAAATTTGACCCTTAAATGCTATTTAAGCCAATGATGTATCCGATATCAATATTGATGTATTATACATCAAGGTGACAAGGCCTAGTGATTTTAAGTCACCCCGTCATAATTGCGCCACATTATAAGTGCCTTAGTATCGATCGGCAATCATGCCGAATAGGAAAGATAACACAATGTCCGCAGAAATCGACACCTCCAATGGCCAGTACAATGTGGCATATCTTGGTAGCCGCAAAGACGTTTGGCACCGCTTAGGTCAAGAGATGCTAGCAGGGCAATCCCCGGTTAAGCTAGGCTACGTCAATCTGGAAATAAGGCCCGATGACTTTGGGGATCATGACTGCCCCATAGATAAAGAGCTTGTCAATGATGGCGTGATTTGGGCGTCTTTTGAGCGCAACAATACGCTGGCGGATTTCAATGAATTTGATAGTCCGGCCGACATTGCCCCGTTTGCAAAAAAGCATGGGTGGCAGGTATTCCCATTGCGTCGCTATGAGCACGGCCAAGTGATGTATTCCATATCTAGCGGCTATCCCTTTAATGATCAATGGGACGCATGCCAAGTTGGCGTGATATTAGTCAAAAAGTCGGCCTTCCGCGGAGAGAAACGGCGCCACGCGGTGGCTGAGTCCTGGTGCGAAGCGGTAACCCGCTGGTGCAATGGCGAATATTATGGGTACGTGGTCACAGATAAGCATGGCGTGGTACTCGATAGTTGCTGGGGCTTTGATGATATTGAGTACTGCAAGGAGGCCGGCCTTGTTCGGGCCGCGCGCTTGGCGATCATCTTGTCCCCTTGAGTGAAGGGAACTTCGGAATCCCTGCATTCGGAATCCCTGCGAAGCTTACAAGGTCGCAGGTGCTCGAAAGTTTGAACCATTTAGGTGACCCATGAAAGACGCAAAAGGACACGGCAGTGATCCACGCGGCAAGGCTATAGCCTCGGCACAAGTAGAGGCTAATCGCACAGGCAAGCCGATGTCGGTTCTCAACTTGAACACGGTCGGCCGAGCTATGCACGTCGTTCGGGATTACAGTCCCGGACACGAACAGGGGATGTATGCGCACCAATTCGTTGCGAAAGTTGATCCACAATTGAGCGGCGAACATAAAATCAAATCAAGACGTTAGAAGGTATACTGCAATGCCATTTCTTCATGGAAAACGTGAGTTAAAAGGTATATAGTGTACCCATGCTCAAACCAGTATTTTCCAGCAGCAAAGGCCGAAACCGCCGCAAATTACCGTCACAGTAAACCCAAAGGAGCTTCCCCAATGACTGAAACCCGAGCGAAAGCACTGATCGAGATATGCAACGCCATCCTGGACGCCATCAAGGCGGCAGGGCAGCAAGGCGTTCCGGTTCACCCGGCAATGCCGCTTGTCGGCGCGAAGGATGCAGCCGGGCGCAATCTCGTTCCGGGCGGACAGGGGTTTGACCCCACGCACTCGAACAACCCGCTCGAAGCTGCCATCGTGGCGAAGGGCTACGCCTACAGCCATACGACGCCGATCCACATGCAAGACGGCTCGATCCAGATGCACCACACGTATGCGCAGGGCGAGCATAAAGTCGGCGTCTCCGGCAACAAGTGGGAGACGAAGGTTTCGTCCGGCAGCGGGCACAGCACACGCGGTGTAGGCGGCGATAGCTTGGCGAAGCATCTTGGCTCAAAGGCAAAGCGATATTGTTAACCAAAGGGGTTGGTTATGAGTTCTGGAGATCGAGTGATTGACTTTTGCGCATTAGCGTTTATTGTGCTGATTGCGCTGGTCACGTTCGCGTTGGCATGTTTGCCGATCATAGGAGTGATCTACAATGGCTGAGGACAAAACGCCTAGCGTTCACAAGCTTGGCATGACCAAGGGCCAATGAAGCGGCGCGGCATTATGAGGCTACCCGTCCGGATATGTATGGCGCCTATGATCAATAGGCCTTAATTCGGCCATAATCAACGCGCAAGGTTACAAGGTCAAACGATAGGAGCTCTTAGATGGCACTCACATTGAAAGCGGCGCGCGATATCGCGGGGTCGCTAGGCTATCCCTCAAAAATGCCGGGCACTAGCTACGGCTTAAGCGCCTACAAGTGCAAGACTGGCGCAAAGCTGGCAAAGGTTCCGGGCAGCGTCTGCTATGGCTGTTATGCCATGAAGGGCAATTATATCTATCAAAGCGTTGCAACAGCACATATGCGGCGCCTTGCGTCGATCGATAAGCCACAATGGGCTATTGCGCTCGCAACCCAGATCAAGGCTAGCGGTTCAAAGTGGCATCGATGGCACGATAGTGGCGACATTCAAAGCGTTGCACACCTAGCGCAAATTGCGCAGGTCGCCACGTTAACGCCCAATGTTCGCCATTGGCTACCAACGCGCGAATTCGCAATGGTCACAAAGTACATTGAAGCTGGCGGCGTTGTGCCGCGGAACCTAGTTATCCGCATAAGCGCCACGATGGTCGATGGTCCGGCTACCAAGCAATGGCCGATAACGTCAACGGTTCACACCGTTGAAGCGCCGGCCGGCGCGCGGCTATGTCCGGCGCCCACGCAAAACAATGAATGCGGCCATTGCCGGGCATGCTGGAACCCGAATGTTGCGCAGGTCAGCTACCACAAGCACTAGGAGCTAGGCTATGTCAAAGGAACTGTACATCGCGGCCCATGAAGAGCTCATAGGGCGCTATCTCGAGGACCACCCAGAGGCTAGCGAAGCGGAAGCCTATGACCTATGCGCCGATCGCGCCTATGATCATATGGTCGACAAGCTGGCCGATCGCGCGGATAACCTGCGCAAGGAACGCCAGGAAAACGGATATGCCAGCAGGTATCGGCGGCAGCTGGAGGCTACTGAGGACACCTGCGGCGATTGTGGCGTGGGCGCCGGCGAGCATGATCCCAATTGTGAGCGCTTGGCGGGGTATGACGATTGATGCCTTAATTAGAACACAATCAGGGAGTAGTCTGTTTTTGTACGTTGGTTCAACCTAGGAGGTCCCATGCAGGCTGCTAGAGTGAAAGCCCTAGCGCCCATGGCCCACAGATAGGAGCATGCGATGGAATGCAAGATTGAGCACACACTCGAGGGCGCAATCCCGCAAGCGCTTTGCTTGTGCTGTAATCCGCGGCCCATGGCCGAGACACACCCATTTGCGGCGGCAATAGATAGCGCTGCGGCCGGCGCCACAGGCCCCGATAGCCACTATGATCGAAAGACAAAACGGGCGCTTAAGGCCGAGGTCAAACATTGGCGCGAACGTGTCGAGGCCCTGGAACGCCACACAATGGCCGGCGCCACGCTTACGCGCGCCCGCGATATCCTACGCAAGGCTGAAACCGATCTGTACATGGTGCTATGATGAGCATTCCACTGCGGCCACGCGCCTGTATTCTGCATAACGATGCCGCAGACCCGGTGAATTACGAAATCCGCGATGGCCGCGCGGTGTCGCTATGAGATACAAAATCGGTCAGCAGGTCTATCATGCAACATGGGACACGCGGCCGGCAACGGTCACTTGTCCCGATTGCGGGGGCACAGGGCGCCTGCGGGTAACCTTTCACGATGATACACAGGTGTCTATTGCTTGTCGTAATTGTGCGGTTGGCTATGATCCGCCGACTGGCAATGTGCGGATCTATGAGCGCCAAGCCCGCGCGGACCTCTGCACCATTACCGGCTGTGATATCGATGGCACGAAGGTCGAATGGCGTCTTGATAATCATTATCGCGTGGCCGAAGAGGATTTGTTTACCTGCCACGATGTCTGTTATGCCACCGCCCAAGCAAAGGCTGCTGCTGCAGATAAAGCGGAGCTCGAGAAGGTGAACAACAAAGAGAAAGATACGCGGACCTGGGCATGGAACGCGAGCTATCATCGCAAGTGTATCAAGGAGGCCCAGCGCCAGATCGCCTATCATTCAGCCGCGCTTGCGGTGGCCGTAGTGAAAGCAAAGGAACCACAACTATGAAACCGCTCTATAACAAGGACCACGATCAGCGCGTGATAGTGGGTCCGCATGGGTGGTACATTGCCCAGAAGACTAACCATAGCGTTGGCCGCAAGGCGGATCCCAGTGCCAAGCCGCCTGTAGCCCATAATGATCCCTGGAGCCCCATACGGCGCCCGACGCCCAACCTGCTATTGGCTATCGAGCAAGCGGGGATCAAATGAAGTGGCTATTGCGGCTATATGTCGCCCAAATGGTGCTTGGTTTCGCGGTGGGGTTCACAATCCCGTGGCTCCAATGGTTCGGAGTGCTGTGATATGGCTGGATTAGCAATGGGGACCATGACCAAGGATCCCCAAAAGACCAAGAAGGCAGGCAAGAGTGCCAAGGCCGGACGCCATAAGGCGAGCGGCCAGCGCTACATGCTGTCGCATGCCTATGAGATCAACAAGTGCCGGCGCCTGCGCAAGGCCTTAAAGCGTAACCATACTGACGCGAATGCGTTGACCGCGCTTCGCGTTTGTGCGCAAGCTTTGTCAGGCCGGCAACACGAAGCGCTGGGCATTCAGGAGTATCTCGCATGACAACCCCCGAGGTACTGGCCTTCCTTAAGGGCGATCGGCAGTGGTTCCGTGAACACCGGATAGCCCACGCGCGCCTGCAGGTGGCAAAGGCATCGCCAGATGATATCATGTTTTGGCTTGACGTACTTGAAGCGTTGGGCGATAGTGCGGCCCGCACAGGAGCTAAGAATGTCAACTAACCTAGCGATCACTACCTACATTATCATATCCGGTGATCCCGAGAATGGGTTTTGGTACATGGGCCCATTCAAGACAACGGAACGTGCCCATGCCCATGCAATTTGTCATATGCGCCCCGAGAATACCTGGTGGATTGCGGAGCTCTTGACACCAGATAAGCATGAGGGTAGGATCTAAGCTTGGGGTTGCGCTGGAGGGGCTCATCTGCGCCCCAGTGCTGCGACCCTGGTGGGCCGGCGGGTGCGCTCCTCCCTGCCGGCCTGCCCCAAATAGGATACCCGATGCTGGGTTCTTTCGGTCGGTAAGCGTGGTTAAAGGTGATCAAACCACGCACTAATTAACGGAGAGAGTGATGCATACCATTGAAGCCG